CCAGGGAGGCGCAGTTCAACGCCCACTGGGACACCGTGATGAACGCGCTCACGACGATCAAGAAGAAGGCCGGTTTTGACGCTCCGTTGAAGGTCATAAGGACGATGAAAAAGACGCCAGGTAGCCCAGCGAACGAATACAGGATGAACTACGGCGAGGTCAACGGGCCGATCACCGCTGCGGACCACGGCACGTGGAATCACACGAACCTCCAGATACCGATTCTGTATGTTGATCCTCGTTGGTATGAGTGCACCTCGGCTGGGGTCAAAATCGCCGCAACGCCGATTACCGGTAACGCCACTCCTGGCGGGTCGGCTCTAATGACCGACATGACAATCACCCTTACCACCACCGGTGCCGGCAGGTACATCGAGAACGAGACAACGGGTAGCAGACTGGAGTTCTCGGGCACCAACAGCGGGAACATCGTGTTCAACACGAAGGACTACACGGTCACAGACAATGGGACTAACGCCATCGGGTCTCTGACCCGTTCAGGGTCGTCAACAACCGACTGGTTCCAGTTACTTCCAGGTGTCTCTAACACCATCACTTCCAACTCGACGTTCTCGATTGCGTATACCAGGGCGTATGTCTGATGCCAGATGTCACCCCGTGGGACATTTGGGTTGTCAGCGCCACCACCCTGGCGAAGGTCGCCTATGTATCGAACTGGAATAGTTGCCAGTTCGGGGATCAGGTCAGCGACCCTGGTCACGGTGCAGTCAACTTCGATTATGACGAAGCCTGGCTGACCACCTTCTACAACGACAACAGCGAGTTCCCATGGGAGGGGAACTACGCCGTCCAGATTTACCGCGATGGGTCTCTGGTCTTCGCGTTCCTGATCGAAGAGGCCGAAATCGAGTATGCGGGGCCGAGACGACGCGCCATCATGGGCGGTCGCGGGTTGGCTGCTTGCCTGGAATGGGCGATTGTCATTCCCGAAAAGTACGACGAAGGTCTTGTCATCGACGGCAACCCTGACGGCGACGCCCTTGTTGAGGTTATGGGCAGGGCGTTTGGCTCCACCCACAACGTGCAGACCGACCTGGAAACGCAGGGTGCGGACACGATGCCCAGGCACGGCACCATGGGCATCCCAGAGTCGTATCACGGGCCGAAATACAAGGCTTACGGCGGTGGAGCATTCGTCCACCTCTTCAAGGAAGCGAGCCTTGGGGTGCCGGCGACCGCTGCCAGGTGGCTAGATACCGACTCGACTCCAGGTGGCACCCGTGGGGTCGAAGCCTGGACGAATGTCGATGTGACAACGCTCCCTGGCGGGGGCGGTTACGGCGACCGCAACGGCGACCCGGTTGATTGGCCTCTGAGCCTGTCGTCGAACCTGACCGAGCAGTACGACTCAAATGGCCAGAGCGGCGCCAACGAATGGTCCTACACGAGCACCTACACCGCTGATGACGTTCAGTGGCTGTTTGAGTTGCCAACAGGGCAGAACTACCTCCAGGTGCTCGGCGAGTGTGCCGCCAAGACGGCCAACTCACAGTGGAGGGTCGCCCCTAACGGCGAGATTTCGATAGCGAAGACCCTGGGGGCTGACCTGTCTACGGGCAGCAGCGCTGTGGTGCTCACCGTCCCGCAGGCGCGGCGTGCAGCGAACTCGCTTCGCCGCACCGACTTGCGGACCTCCATGTTCATCTCTAACGACTACATCTTCGAGAGGGCAGTCGACGCCACCGCCGAGACCACGTATGGCCGGCGGGAAGGGTACGTCAAGTACGACAACACCCATGGCCAGTCGAACATCGACGCAGCCAACCAGGCTCTGAACGAGGTCAAGGATGTCCTCGACGAGTTCACATTCCAATACATCGAAACAGACACGACGCGGGCGTGGGCCGACTTTGACATTTCTGACACCGTCAAGATCGAGTACGAACCTGGCGTCTTTTCGTCCCGCCAGGTTGTCGGGCTCTCAGCGAACGTCACCCCAACATCGTTCGCTGTCGAGGTGACAATCGGCGAGGCCGTCGACAACATCATCGCCCGTTTGAGGAAGGTGGAGGAAACCGAGCAGTATTCCCCGCAAATCACCCAGGCGAACGCCTCATCGAGCAGCAAGCCAATAGCGCCGCTCAACATTGTCGCCGTCGCTGGGCAGGAGGGCGGGGACCGGTTCGCGACGATCACCTTTGACCAGCCGAAGGGCTGGGAGAACGAAATACTGCTGTACGAAGCCGTGGTCAATCCGGTCGACGCTCCCACGAAGACGTACCGGCGGACCACGTCAGTCAATCGCCGCAGCACCCAACAGGAAGTCGTCATTCACGGCTTACCGTCAGGGCCTGAGGGCAAGGAGTACGAGGTTAGCGCCCGGTCGGTTACCAAGACGCACCTCACAAGCGGCTACCACGTAGGGGACGACTTCACTGTCGCTGCGTCCAGCCTCGATGACGTGACAGGCGAATCCGATGCGCCTGACGGCGTGTCAAACATCTCGCTGTTCCCGATGTTGAACGCGATCCTGGTCAAGTTCAGCGACCTGAACGGTGGGAACGACCATGCGATGGTCGGGAACCGTGGGCGTTACGAAATCCAAATCTCGAACAACAGCGGGAGTTTCAGCGAAAGCAGCGGCAACGAGTGGACTCAAACCTTCGGCACTAATACCTCCGGCCAGACCGGTGATGACGCTCAGACCTACGTCGTCCCCAGCGGAGACGGGTTCATCTGTGCTGGGTTGAAGTCGGAATCACCCGCGAGACGGCACTTTGTCAGGGTCAGGTCTGTCAACTGGGACAACACGCCGCAAACCGCGTCGGGAGGGTGGTCGACAGGGTCGGGGGAGTATTCCGAATGGGTGGACCTGGACCTTGCCGACCAGTCGCAACTCGGGGTGATAATCGGCAAAGAGGGCATCTGGGCATCCCACATCAAGGCTGGGACTATCGACACGACGCGTATCGACACCGGCACGCTGACAGCGTCTAACGCTGACATAGGCCAGATTTTCACCTCTGCGATCAGGATGCCGCAGCCTGCCACCGCCGATGATGCCGGCGAGTTGAACGACGGCACAGTCGGCAATGAGATGACGTTCAACATCAACCATGACGGCGATGTGTGGTGGGGGAACTACTCCACCATCGCCAACGCCAAGTCGGGCACGGTTGTCAGCGGCACTGACGGCTCGACCTCTTGGATCGACAAGACCGGCAACGCCCAGTTCATCGGCACCATCTCCACTGGCGCTGGGTCCGCAACCGACATCCTGGCGAGTGGGAATGCTGGTGAGCCCCGCTTGGTCCTTGGTGACAACGCCGGTTCCGTCGTCGACACTGGCGACTCGACCGGTGGCTACGGCTACATACTGGGCTTCACCGGCGTGGCCACTGAGGCCATCCCCGGTCACGCCGTCTGGACCGATGAAAGCGGTATCGCCGCTGGTTACTTTGTCGCTCCTCGTTTCCACAGTGGGTTCAACTATTCAGGTGTGAGGCTCCGCGACAACCACACGACCCACGCCGAGGCCCTCCTTGTTTCCTCTGCTGGTGGCTGGGCTGGGCTGGTGAAGGGCACCGATGTCGGAAGCACAGCCCACGCCGAGCCGTCCTTTGTTGTCAACGCTGCCGGCGGCATCTATCTCTACGACGACAACGCTCCGTCTCCGTACACGAACCGGTTGTACAGCGTCAGCGGAGACCTGTATTGGAACGGCGTCGAGGTCGGCGCGGGTGGCAGTGGCGATCTCACCGCCGTAACTGCCGGTATAACGAGCGGCATGTCAGTCACCAGCGGCACAGGCCCCATCCCAGACATCTCTCTGAATCTGGGGAAACTGTCTGTCGTGCTAACTCCGGCGTTGGGCGACAAGGTCGGCCTTTACGACACCTCCCTTGCCACTACGGGGTATTGCACGGTTCAGGACATCGTCGATCTGGCGGGCACGGGAGATGTCACAGACGTGGTGGCGACGGCAAGTGGGGGTTTGTATTCAGGTCAGTCGTCTGGTCCGATACCAACGCTGTCCCTGAGCCTGCTGACCAACCTTGACTCAACCACCCCGGTCGTTGGGGACTGGGTGGCGATTCACGACAACTCCCTCGGTTCGGTAAAGCGGGTAACGATTCAGAACATAAACGATCTGGGTCCACAAGGGGACGTGATCGGCGTTGGACAGACAACAAGCCGCGGGATAGTGGTCACTGACCAAGCCGGTCCAACCCCCTATGTCGGGTTGGACATTTACAACAATCTCAGCACTACGACTATCGACGGTGCTGACTGGATCGCGGTTTGGGACACAAATCTGAGTGCTCATAGACGAGTCCAAGCGTCGACAATCGCTGATCTGAACACCTATACCGGTGGTAACGGCATAGCCATTGACAACGCCAATGTAATCACTCACGCAGACACCAGTGCTTTGGTTGGGTTGCAGTCTTACTCCAACAGGTTCGTTGAGACTTTGACTGTCGACGCAGAAGGCCATTTGACGGCGGTGACCTTCGGTGTGGCCGGCGGGGCCTCAGACCATGGAGGGTTGACTGGTCTCGGAGACAACGACCACCCGCAGTATTCGCTGACAGGCCACACCCACTCGTATCTGCCTCTCACTGGGGGAACCCTAAGTGGTGGGATCACGTTCTCTAATGGCAACCACATAACCGGTTCGTCTAGTAGCAACGTCTACTTCCAAGGCGGGTCTAATGGAACCTCATGGTTGAGGGCCAACGCTGGAAGTAGCGCCAAGATCAAGTGCGGCAGCGGTGGGGACATCGTTCTGTATGCCTCTCCTCGGCCTAATGGGAACGTCTACCACGATCTTGGGACTGCGAGCCTGTACTGGAACTACTCGTACTTCAAGAAGTTACCAACGCCCCCTGACGCTGCTGGTACTGGTTGGTACCTGTGGACAAACACCAGTAACGAACTAATGAAAGCAGGGTCATCGGTACGCCTCAAGAAGGACATCACTACGATTTCGACATCGGACGCTTTGACTCGGATCAAGGCTCTCCGGCCCGTTGAGTTCACACCCAAGAAAAACCACAGTGAACTGACAATCGACAACATGTGGGAGTACGAGCGTTTCAGGGGCTTCATCGCAGAAGAGGTGGCAGAGGTCGACCATGGCTACGGCGTGTATAACTGGTGGCGGTCGGACGATCCTGAGAGCGAGGACTACGACAAGAAGTTGCTGGCTATCTCGGAAGTCCAAAACGAGTGGACTGACGAAGAGGTCGCCGCCTATTACGACATTGACAAGGCAACGGCACACATGTTCGATCTCCACGCCATTCTGGCCGACTCTGTCGCTGCCATTCAGGCGCTAGAGGCCCGCATCGCGGTCCTAGAAAGTTAGGAGTAAGATAAGAAAATGGCTCACTTAGCAGTATCAGCGACCATCCCTGACGGGCAACTCGAAGCGTTCGATGTTTACCTCGGTAACTCGAACGCGTCTGAGGCCGACAGGCTCACAGCGGTCAGCACTTGGGTCCAGTCGTTGGTGGATCAGGAACTTTGGAACATGGCTCGCAAGGACGCAGTGGAGTCAGTCTCCGATCCGACCGTATAGACTGTCGGCATGCCAGACCCAGAAATCGACGTTCAGAACGTCATCAACAGACTCACGAACCAGATCGCTCAGATGACAGCGGAGATCGCTGTCAAGGACGCCCTGATCGAGGCTTACAAGGCTCAGGTCAGCATCGTCGCTGAACCGGTGGATGACGACGACGACTGATGCCGTCTGCCGCGTACCGGTATCGACTCGGGTGCGCGGTTCCTCTGCTTGAGACAGCCCAGGACCTTGCTCTGGGGATTCGGCTGTTTGATAAAGAGGCCCATGTCCACATCAAGGAGTCCGCTGAGGACGACTTCTGGGACATCGTGGCCCTGTTCAACCTGGACGGTGGCAAAGCCGCGTTTGGGATGCTGTCTTTGCTGTTCACGAACGCTGTCGAGCAGGTAGGCGGTCGGGAACTCTCCTAAGTGTTGTGTCCACTGCCAAGCGGCGGTATAGTTCCCCTACTCGATCCCCAATAGGAGGAGCAAGACATGGCACAGATTGCCGAAGACTACGTATCACCCTCCGTCCGCTGGGGGGTCCTCAAGCAGGACTACCCCGAAGCGGTCGCTGAGTTCTCCGAGATGACGGGGACCGAACTCGGTATCCCCGCCAAGTTCGGAGGCGACGACCACTACTGCGTCGCGCAGATTCTTCTGCGCCCAACGGACGAGTCCCCCATCGTTGGGTACAAGCCGTTCTCCGACGCCAAGTCCAACAAGAACGACCACCCGTCCGACGCGTGGAACATCTTGTGCACCAAGGCCCTGGGGCGCGCCCTCAAGAGGGCCGGTTACGCCGACACCGCTGGGGAGATGAAACTCATCGTCCAGTACAAGCAGCGCAACGCTGAACACGACGCCATCCGTGGTGGCAGTTCACCCGATTCACCCGATGTTGACCACGAACACATTGTGGAAGGGCTCACCGAGAAGATCGGCGTCGAGGCGATGGAGGCGACTGGCTACAACGACGGCCTCCTGGGTGTCGACAAGTGGGAGAGCGACGAGGAAATGAACGAAGCCCACACCGAACTCAAGGAGATGGTCAACAAACTGCCTCCCGGCTATGCGGACTCGGCCCGTGAAGCCCACCAAAAACTCAACGGCCGGCAGTGGCCGATCATGAAGGTCAGCCAGTACAACGCCATCTTCAACACCGTCACGAACCTCCACGCTGAGGCTCTAGCGGAGATGGGCGAATGAAGTCCCCGTTTGAGGTCCCGGTTGCCGGTGTGACATTCCGCCCCGGCTACCCCAAGAACCTTTGGGACATCGCCGGTGCCATGGTCGAAGTGTTTGGCAAGACACCGAGGGTCATAGCGACTCTCGTCAGGGAGCCCCAGAACGAACACGACCCGAACGCCATCAAGGTGCTCGTCGCCGCCGAGCATGTTGGTTACATCCCGTCACGCGAGGCCGGTGGGTTGGCTCCCCTAATGGACGCTGGCGAACGGTGGTGTGGTCTGGTAGACCGTCTGGTCATTTCCCCCGAGAACCCAGAGCAGCCTGGGCTGAGAGTGAAGGTGGTCAAGGATGAATCTTGATGAACGGATAGCCGAGATTGACGCGATGGCAGGAGACCTCCGCAGGTCTCTCGACGCGGCAATCACCGAAGCCCAGGAGAGCGCCGAGGACCTTGTCTACGGCCCAGAGAACGATCTCCAGGGCACTGCGAACTCGATGGTGGACCTGTTGGAGGTCATCAAGGCTCACAAGGCGGTGATGCGCGACGTTGACAACCAAGCCAATCCGACGCTGGTGTCGATCATGGACCACATGGGGACCCGCAAGTTTGAGAGGGGCGGGCTGGTCGTCGAGAAGAAGCAGTCGTCTTATCGCTCGAACTGGCAGAACAACGTCCTCATCCGGTCAGTGGTGAACACCGCCATGGACGAGATCGCTGACCGTGAGTACGTCGACCAGGAGACTGGGGAGCCGATCAGCGAGCGCTCCATCCTCGCCCCGTGGATCGAAGCCATCGTGGAACGTCTGCTGGAGTGCGCTGCATTTCGCGACTGGCGTGTCACTGCGCTACGTGCCCGTGTCCCCGGTTTGGACCCTGACAACTTCTGCGATGTGAAGCGGTCGAGCAAGGCCACCATCTCCAAGGCTAAGAACTGATGGCGATTGAGGTCATGGTCTGGGTCCTAGAGCAGGACAAGGGCATTACGACAAACGAAAAGTTCGTTCTTCTGGGGATCGCCAACCACAGCAGGCCCGACGGCACGAACGCGTTTCCTTCGCTGGACACTCTCGCCCGGTACACGCTGCTGTCCCGCTCGACGGTACAAAGGTGCATCAAAGAGTTGTTGAAAAAGGGTTTCTTGACCTATGAACCAGGCGGAGGCAGGAAGTCAAACACGTACATAGTTACGATGAAGTACGCCAAAGTCGCCCATTTAGAGGTTCTTGAGGGGGGTCAGAGTGACACCCCTACAGGGTCAGGCTCTGACCCGGCAGCAGAGTCAAGCCTTGACCTGGCAGCAGGGTCAGGCTCTGACCAAGGAACCGTAATAGAACCGTTATCTACCGAAATAGAACCTCGCGCAAAGAAACGCGACGAGGTATGGGACGCAGTTCTGGACGCGTGTGGGGTCAATGCGTCGAAGATCAACTCCAACGAGCGCGGTCGCTACAACAAGGCCGTGAAACTGCTCAAGGAGTCTGGCGCCACCGGTGCTGAGATTTACTCCAGGGTCGAGGTTTATCGCCGCAAGTTCAGCGGGGCCGCCGTTACTCCGGTAGCCATCGCTAATCACTGGTCTGAGTTGGACCCGGCGACAGTGAAGGTCGAAGATGTGGTTACGGCCCCGAAAGGCTGGGACGCCATCAAGCAAGCGAGGGAGGCCCGTGATGGGCAACATCAGACTTGAGCAAGATGACCAACCGACCCGTGAGGAACTGTTGAAGATTCGCGGCAAGGACTTCAAGCCGGTCCCGTCGGAGAAGAAGCGTGCGGAACCAAGGGCGACAAGGGGGCGATGAAATGAACACGCTGGACACGGCAGCAATGGTTCAACGATTCCAGCAGCGCGCTGATGCGGTACGGAAACGAAACATGCCGCCGATCGCTGGCGCTGAGCGTAAGGCGTTTGTCCAGCAAGCCGAGATGGACTACCAGGATTTTCTGCTTCTCGCTGACTCGCAAATCAGTTTGGACGGGGGCATCCTGACGGTCGATCTGCGGCCCGCCATCTGTGACGCTGCCATCCGTGGCATGGCTCCCCTGGAACAGGAAACACAGGTTGCCATGGAGAACATCGCCAAGGCGCTCCCGACTGACGGGAACAAAATCACCCCCAAGATGCTCGATTCCAAAGCGGACCTCCAGGCCCTGATCGACGGAGCCGAGATGTTCAGGGTGGTAGAGACCATTGAACCAATCGAAGAGACTGGGCCTACAGGTTTCAGTTTGACTCACGGGTATCTGGCATGACTCCCGACCACGGCGACTACGTGCTTGCGAAACTCAGCGTGGTCTTCCCCAACAAAGCCCTGAACGTCGAAGAGGTCAGATTCTGGGTGGAAAAACTCGAGCCGTTCGAGTTCGACCATGCCATGTTGGCTGTTGGGAAGATCAGCGACACCTGCAAGTTTTGGCCCTCTTGGGCCGAGTTCAGGGAGGTCCTGGAGGCCGTCCGTCCGCGCACCTACGAGTTGGCACCCATCAAGGGTACGCCCGTCTCGAAGGAAGAGGCCAGGGCTTACATGGCTGAGATCAGGGAGACGATGCGCCGTGGATGAGGAATGCCCCTACTGCGAGGGGACCGGCCTGGCACCTGGCGACGGCAAAACCAAATGCGGCTTCTGCGAAGACGGTATGTGGGCTGGGTTCCCACTGTTGATAGCCCTCAAGGAGGCCCCGAGATTCGTTCATCGGCGGCCACGTAGGAGGAAGGTATAAGGTGTCTATGTGGCCAACCACTGGACACTCGTTATCGAGGGACCGCTGTTCACACTCAATAGCGAACGGGGTATGCACTATCACAAGAGGGCGAAACTCACTAAGACATGGAGGGAGGCGGCGTTCGGCGCTGCCCTGGAAGCCAAGGTGCCCAAGATGAAGACCATTGACGTTATGTGTATCCCCCATCGGAAGAACCGCCGCAACATGGCTGACACTGGCGGTCACTTCCCGGTAGCCAAGGCGTGCATCGACGGCTTGGTCGATGCTGGGGTAATCCCTGACGACGGCCCCGAGTTTGTCAAGTCGTTAGAGTTCAGGGCCCCCGTGGTCGATGGTGGAGAAGACAGGGTGATGTTGTACATCACGGAGCGTTCCCGATGAGCGTCGAGCGTCTCCTTCATGATGCCTTGGAGTCTGACGACCCGCTGGAGCGGGCCCGCATCCTCAACAACGAGGTCCTGCCGGCTGTCGCTGAACTCCGCCAGTCGATCATCAAAGAGCGTGCCTTGTCGGTCAAAGAGGCATGCGATTTCGGCAACGGTGGTGACGGGTTCACCTACTCTGAGGTAGCGAACGCCATGACCGTTTCTAAGCCCCTGGTGCAGCAGATGGTTGCTTTGGCCAGGGAGATACACACCCTCAGGATGGTGTCGTCCACCAATGGGAGCGCCAGGTAGGTGTGGGAGTGGGTCGGCTATTGCGGGCTGTTTATCTCAGCGGCGTTAGCCATGGCCCTCTATGTGGTGATGGTCAACGACCGCAAGGACTGACGAGGTTGTAGGTCTAGTCACCTGGCGGTAGAGTGTCGGGATGACCAACACATTGACTCAAGACACAACCAAGGAAGCCATCTGGATGGCCGTCGTCGCCCTCTCGGCGAACTGCGACGGGGCGCAAGCCGAAGACGGCGTGGGGTTCAACGGAACGGACGCCCCATTCGGGAACCGCGCCGCCGACATGATGCCCGGCCAATGGTCCGACGCACTCACTTACGAGGCGTACACCATGCTCGCCAAGTACGGCAAGCAGTTGGAGGGCTATGGCTATGTCTATGCCGACCTCCCTGTCCCGAAGAAGGTTCTTGGCGACGGCCGTGACGACGCCCGCCAGGCCGAGCGCAAGCGCAAGGCAGCCGAATCCCGTGTCATCGACAAGATCGACGATGGGCACTTCGTCATCACAGCCTCGTATGACGCCGCGCTGGTTGCCCAGTTACGGAAGATCACCGGCGCCCACTGGGTGCCCGACGAGCAGAAGTGGCACGCCCCTGTCGAACAGGGGGCCAAGGTCCGCACGTTTGTCGAGACCAACGATTTCCGCACCAGCCCTGAGGTCCAGGCGCAACTCGACAAGTTCACCCCCGCCTCCAGCGAGGAACTGACCAAGGTCAAGCGGGACCTCCGCTTCGAGGGTGGCGTGTTCGTCATGGACTTCGACTACGACCAGTACCTCGTGGAGGCCGTCAAGGACCTTGCTGGCCGACGGTGGGACACGAAGCGCAAGGTGTGGACCCTGCCGGCCACGATGGCCCAGTCGGTGGTTGCCCTCGCCGTGAACTTCGACTTCGACTTCGACCCGACGATCCAGGCGCAGGCCATCGAGATGAACTCCAAGGCCGAGCGCCGCGCCGTCGCTTCCGAGGCCGACACGTCGACTCTCCGTATCTCAGGGATAGGCGACAAGCATCCCCTGACTGGTGCGAAGTTGGCCCTGCACCCGTTCCAGGTCGCAGGTGTCGCTTACGCCGTCGACACGAAGCGCTGTTTCATCGCCGATGAAATGGGCCTAGGGAAGTCAGTCCAGTCGCTGGCCTCGGTCCAGTACGAGCAGGCTTACCCCCTGTTGGTTGTCTGCCCTGCCACGTTGAAGCACAACTGGGAGCGTGAAGTCCGCATGTGGCTTCCCGGCAAGACCGTCCACATCGTCGACAACAAGGTCGGTGTGAAGAACTCGGACGTGGTGATTATCAACTACGACATCCTCGACAAGCAGAAGGACGCCCTCAACGCCGTCGGCTTCCAGTCGCTGGTATTCGACGAGAGCCACTACGCCAAGAACAAGGACGCCAAGCGCACGAAGGCGCTCAAGGAGATCGCTGAGGGCATCCCGTCGATGGTGCTGGCCCTCACCGGTACCCCCGTCCTGAACCGCCCTGTCGAGTTGGTTTCACAGTTGGAGATTCTCGGGCGGATCGACGATTTCGGTGGCCCGTGGAACTTCAAGAAGCGTTACTGCGACGCCCGCAGGAACGGCTACGGCTGGGACTTCAACGGCGCTTCTAACACTGAGGAACTCAACGCTCTCCTGCGTCGCACCTGCTACGTGCGTCGCCAGAAGGAGGACGTGATGAAGGAACTCCCACCCAAGGCCAAGTACACCATCGAGACGGACCTCTCGCCGGCGAAGGCCAAGGAGTACAGGGCCATGGAGTCGGACACGATCGTGTGGCTGGCAGAAGAGGGCCGCAACTCCGAGTACGCCGACGCTCTGGCGAAGATCATGATTCTCAAGCGTCTCGCCGGCGAGGGCAAGGTCGATGCGGCGTGCGAATGGATCGACACGTTCCTCGACAGCACCGACCGCAAACTGGTCGTGTTCGCCCACCACAAGGCCGTGGTCAACGCTCTGGCCGACAAGTACGGCGGGATGAGGGTTGCTGGCGACGATTCGATGAAGGCCCGTCAGGAAGCGATCGACAAGTTCCAGGGCGACGACGACGCTCGTGTGATCGTCCTGAACATGAAGGCTGGGGGTGTCGGCATCACGCTTACGGCCGCATCCGACGTGCTGTTCGTTGAGCAGGGCTGGACCCCTGCCGAGCACGACCAGGCCACTGATCGCTGCCACCGCATCGGACAGGACGCCTCGGTGGTGTCGTCGTGGTATCTGCTGGCTGACGGTACGATCGACGACGACATCTTTGAGTTGATTGAGGCCAAGAGGTTGGTGGTGGACGCTGTGACCGATGGTGAGGACGATCTCGCCGTGTCAGTGATGAACGGTCTCATCGACAAGTTGGTGAAGCGGGCCAATGACTGACATCCCTAGGTGGCAACTAGCCATCACCGATCGGCAGCACCAGGTCAGCGCCGAGGCCTCCGCCTTGGGCATCATGCTGGAGCAGACCGACGATCACTGGGCAGCGACCCTGGCCCTGGCCGAGGCGCAGTTCGGCGGTGGAAGCAACGACGCAGCCCTGACCACTTCCATGGCCCATCACGTGGCTGTGTCGATGCTGGCCTCGCTGTCGATGCAACTCAACAAGCGCCTCCAGGTCTTCTACGGCTGGGAGATGATGGACGAGTCGTCTGTCATCACCGTCGGCGACGAGGGCTTTGTGGCGCTCCATGGGGTGCTCCTGGACGACTCCAGGGATGCCGGCCTGGTTCTAGTTACTGAGAAGCACCTGGACGAGCCAGAGACGTTCCCGCCGACGGTTATCAGGTACTGCTCGATCTACAAGGCCCAGATCAACATGGAGTCTTGCGAATGGGAGGGGATGACAGCGTGTCAGTCATAAATCCCCCAGTTTTGGGCGAGTTTGTAATGTCAACTGCCGGTAGGCTGTAGTCATGACCGCGACCATGACAGTGACCGAGAAACAGTGCAAAGGCCCGTGTGGGGAGACCAAGCCACTAGAGCAGTTCCACAAGAGTGGGGCCAATGGCCGGCAACGCAGGTGCAAGGCGTGTAGCGCTGCTTGGTCTGCCGCTAACTACCAGAAGAACAAAGAGAAGATCAAAGCGCAGAAACGCGAGTACCGATCCGATCCAGCGGTCAAAGAGGCGGCGCGGGAGCGCAGCCGTAGCCACTACTACGCGAATCGCGAGAAGATGTTGGCCTACTCCAAGAAGTACAACGCTGAACACGCGGAAGAAGTGATTGCCTCTCGGCGCAGGTACTACCTGGAGAACACCGAACGACTTGCAGCGAAACGTGAGGCGAACCGCGAGCGGACCCGCGCGTGGTACCGCGAGCATTACAAGAAGAACCGCGAGGCGATACAAGAGAAGAACCGAGAGTGGAAACGTCTGAACCCGTTGGAGAGCCGCGAGCGGAATCACCGCCGTCGGATGCGGGAGGCCAGTGTCGAATCAGATGGGCACACCGTCGCCGAGTTGCACGCCTACTGGCTATCTAAGGGCATCGACCCCAAGACCTGTTTCTACTGCGACCATCCCATCAGCAACTGGGAGACCTCCGAAGGCGACCACGTCGTCCCCATCAGCCGTAACGGCCCTGACACGGTTGAGAACCTTCTCCCGTGTTGTTCGTATCCCTCGAAGGCCCGAGGCAACTGTCAGAACTCGAAGGGGGCCAAGTTGCTCTCTGAGTGGACACCGCCGAACATGGAGAAGGTCTAATGGCATCCGTTATCCGAGGTTTCCGCAACTGGGAGCGTTACAGCAAGATCAGCAACGCTTATCCATGGGGCGACTGGTTCGACGGCCAGCAATGGCGTCTAACCGAGGTCGATCTCCGAAACATGCCGTTTGACGACCTGGCGCGGTATGCCCACAAGAAAGCCGCGCAGTTTGGCATCAAAGTGAAGTGCAAACGCATCGAATACTCGATGGAGGCCAAAAAGTACGTCGCGATGGTCATGGAGGCCACTTGCCCGATGTGCAAAGCCATCCACAGCGATTTAGAGGCGAAAGGCAAGGGGAAACACGACTGCTTCCTCAATGGCTTCTCGCCGAAGTTCGATTCTGCCGCTTTTAGGCGGTCTAGGAGCGAATACCTGGGTCAGCGTCCCGCTGGCTTCGGTTACATAACAGTGGACGATGTCCACGGGAAGGAAGGCGAAAATGCCTAAGAAACGAGCGGCTGCCAAAGCCGACATCATAGAAAAGGTCGTAGCGAGCAATGACGAGGTCATTCGGGCTCGTAGCGACTACCACCAAGCCCAGGATGCTTACCTGGGGGTCCTGCGTGAAGCGCGGGAGGCCGGCGAGACCCTAGAGAACCTCGCGGACGCCCTTGGGTGTTCCAAGCAGTGGGTTCACAAGTGGACGACCTTCGGGCGCGACCACAACAAGGTGTACGCTGGTCGAACCGCTGCGTAGGGGTCCTGTGTCGAAAATCGCCGTTGACCTGAAAGAGAATGCTGTCCCGATTGGCTCTATCCAGTCGCACCCGGCTAATCCTCGAAAAGGGGACATCCAGGGCATCGCTGAGAGCCTGAGAGTCAATGGGCAGTATTCCCCGATCATCGTTGACGGCCAGGGCAACATTTTGGCGGGCAATCACACCTGGAGAGCCGCGAAGTTCCTCGGTTGGGACGAAATCGCGGTCCTCCAGGTGGATGTCGACGCCCAACAAGCAAAACGCATCCTTTTGGGCGATAATCGCACTTCCGACCTTGCGACTTATGACCGTCAGAGCCTTATTGAGTTGATTGAGGCCATGAAACCCGATTTGGAGGGTTCCGGTTGGGATGAAAGGTCGTTGGAGCGTCTTTACCAACTTGAAGAAGACCCCGAAGACATCTTTTCGGGTGAAAAAGGCAAAACGAGCAAGTTGGGGGAGACAACGCGCAAAATCCACGTCGGGAAGAACCTCCTGATCGTCGATGCGGACCATTTCAAGGAGTGGTTCGATGGTTTAGGCGAAAAACTCGTCGCGGTCCTTACGATTCGAGAGCGTTTGGGTCTGACGGACGATCCAGAGCCAAAACCGGTCAAAGCCGGCAAGCGGTGGACCAACATCTCGGGTCAGACACCCGTCCACGAGGCCTTAGAGGGCTGCGTACAGGTTCCAACGGATTCTTTGACCCCCCACCCCGAAAACGCCCGCCAGGGCGACGTAGGGGCCATCTCTGAGTCTCTGAGAGTGTCTGGGATGTATCGCCCCCTCATCGTTCAGGAGTCCTCCAACCTGATTCTCAAGGGGAACAACACTTGGCAGGCTGTGAGGTCCCTGGGGTGGGAAACAGTGCCCGTCATCTTCCTTGATGTCGATGACGAACAGGCAAAGAGGGTCATGCTGGCCGACAACCGCCTCGCGGACAAGGCCGGTTACTACAACACCGCCCTGGCGGAGGTTCTGATGGACCTCGACAGCCTTGACGGGACGGGATTCACGCCCGGCGACATCGACGACATTCTGAAAGACCTCCCGATGGAACGCGACCCGGCGGCAGTCATCAACGCTCCGGCGAATGTGCGTAGGGTGGCGTCTATCAAGATCGGGGCGATTGGCATTTCGGTTTGTGGCAAGCAATACGCCGATTGGGAACAGGACCTGATCGCCGAGGGGTACATGGGTAAAGAAGAACGCGGCCTTCGCATCGGGGAACTACTCCAACTCGATCCTTCCCTGTTCGAGGTTTGGGCGTCGGTCGCCGATCCAACTACGGGCAATAAGGAGTTCGTGAAATGAGAGCACTGGTTCGGTCGATGGTCCGAGCGTTCGACAACCTGTTGATGTACTTCTGCGCCATCATGATCGGGGCCTTATGCGCCCTGCTGCTGTACATGATCCTCACGGCCAGCCCTGCTGGGGCGCTCATCAACACGCCTGGGCAGGACGACGGTGGTTACATCCACATGACCCCCCAGGAGGTCGCCGTCAGGGTCAAGGACCTGTTCGCCGATCCGAACCGGCGGGGCTCCGAGACGCCGACCTTCTCCCACGACGGAACGATCGTCTTGTCGGGGACGCCGTACTGGCTCCTGATCGAGGCGGGCTTCTCTGAGTATTTCGTGTCCAGGTTCGACACGGTGCTCCGCTACGACGACCCGTTCTGGGCGGTGAAGGTCGCTGAGCATCCGACATTCTCGGAGTGGCAGTATTCGTATTCGCTGACGCGATGAAAGGACGACCAACGAAGTTCGTTCATGTCGAACTGGTCGACATCGACTCGTTGGCTAAGGCCCCGTATAACCCGAGGCGCACCGATCCGCACCGGTACGAACTTGTAAAGACCTCACTCAAGAAACTTGGGTGGCTGCTGCCGATGTACGTAACCCCAGAAGGGGTCGTCCTCTCCGGTCATCAACGCCTCGATGCAGCCCGCGAACTCGGTGCTAAGAAGGTCCCAGTCGTGGTGCTCTACGGCCTGGACCACGAGCGCCGGCGCGGCGTGAACATCGTGTTCAACAGAGCCACGAACGACATGCACAAGCATGACTCTGGTGAGAGCCTCGCCGAACGTCTCCCCAGGACAGTCATCGAGGAAGCCATCTCAGGTTTACCCGACATCAAGGTCGATTCCGATGCCTGGTACCCGTGCCTGAACATTGAGGTCGCCGACACCAGGGAAGTGATGGCCAAGAACATCACTCACTTCATCCCGCATGCCATCCGTCAGGCCGAGAGTCTCTTCCACTGGGCTAAGACCTCGATCCCGCTAGTGGCCACCAGGAAGGGGAAGGTCGTCAACGGCCTAGGTCGTCTCCAACACGCTGCCGAGACTGGCATACATTCTGTGCAGATCGTCACCGTTAGGGACAAGGCAGCCGGCCTCGCCAGGATCATGCTGAACCACCTGTCGATGGACTTCGACCTGGAGGACAAGTACGCCGACGTTCTTCGCTACAACTCGTTCCGGCGGGCCTCGAACCGCCAGGCGCACCTGATGCCGGCCATGGTGTGCGACATGATGACCGCCATGTCTAAGACGGGGGCGACACAGCGGGCTTCGTCAGTGTTCGATGTCAACAACGAGAAGCACGTCAAGGCCTGGAAACGCTGGTACGGGGAAACCGTCCTGGATTTCGGTGCGGGCCTCCTCGACAAGTCCCTGTTGTTACGAGACAACATGGGTGTGGACTGCGTGGCGTTCGAGCCGTACTACACGGGCGGCAAGGACTCAGGGTTCGACATTGACGCCGCCAGGTACATCACCGACTGCTTTCTCGCCAGGGTCGCCGATGGGACAGAGTTCGACTCGGTCTTTCTGGCGTCGGTGCTCAACAGCGTGCCTTTCAAGTCGGACAGGGACCACATCGTCACCCTGGTGGCTGCCCTATCCACACCAGGAACGACCGTTTACGCAGGTGCCATCTCTAGGACAGCGGACCGTTACTTCGCCGCCATGGGGATGAAGGACAACGTGTCGAACCACGAGACCCAGTTCGATTCGTCGTTCGCTGCCGGTTACGAGGAAGGCGTTGTTGTATCTGACCTGATAAAGCACCCGAAGGTACAGAAATACTTCACCGTGGACGAGTGGCGGGACCAGTGGCTCCGAGGATTCTCAGATGTGCACGCTTATGCGTACAAGCCGAACAAACTTGTACATGCCCAATGCCGAGATGCCAAACCCGTTGATCCGAGGGCCCTGGCACAGGCGATCCGATTCGAGTTCGACCTCCCCTACCCAGAAGGGACCCTGAACCGTGCCGAGGAGGCTCTCGA